AAGGTAGCGTCGGGAGAAGATGGGACCTCATAGGAAAAACCTGGGTCCATATCTGAAAATTTTAGAATTTCGTGCTGCGTCTCCGAGTCAGCACGATTAACTTTTACATTAAAGTGACTAGTAATACATCAATACAAAACATAAAGAGAGTATCAACTCTATATGCAAGGAACGGTGATTTTTGCGCTAGCCAACACACCCTCTAAATAGAGGTTTAGTTCGAGGACTGGCTAATATATACAAAGCCTCACTACAATTGCTCATTCACGGTTCACGACGAAACATGTAACGGGTATCCAATTATATATAGCTACTTTAATTTTACATGCAGGAAGCTCCGCATGGAGGGATGCCGGTAAGTCGGCCCAACCTAAAATACAGGATCACTGGGAGAATATTCATCCATCAATGTAGAAAATTCCTCATCCTCAACAAGAGGAGCAGGACTATCAGATAGATATCTTTCCTTCCAGTGTTCAACTTGATAATCAAAAGACTTGTCAAGTTGGGTGCAAATATGGTCAATCTTGGACATAACTGCGACTTCATTCATCTGAGAACGTCGCAATTCATAGACATCTCGTCCATGATTAAACCATTCCCGTAAAGCACCATCAATATTGTCTGCCGCCAGTTTTTCGCGAGTATTCGCTTTTGATTTAAGGTTAGAGTGCAAACTCTTGAAAATAGAATTCTCATCGAGTGCACCCATAACATATCCCGTTTCAGCACAAAATACATTCTTTCGTTTAAGAAAGTCAGCATCTTTATCGTGCATGAAAGGAGTAGGTTCAGATTCCTTATCTGGCATAGTGAACTTCATGTCATGTTCTCCAAAGAATTTGGCCACATATAGATGATTAAAATCATCATGGCCTTTCTTCACAGAACCTTTAACATCATCACCATACGTCATCAATTTACAAATATCGCGGAATGGAACATTAGTTTTAAGCGATTTCAGATTAAAATAAGCACAACGGAATAACAGTGAATTAACAACTGAATTAATATAAACCGTTAGGTTCTGTCCCGAAGGATTAGAACCAATGTGCTGAATAAGATCTCCATTATACGCCATCACAGGATAACAGATGTCTGTAGCGATTCCTCGCATAATCAGAACATCTTCATCACTGTAACCGCATTGTTTAGCGATCTCAATCAAAATCCGAAATGCTGAAAACATAACTTGGGCAGGCATGCGCAGATCATATTTGCTATAGTCTCCGGCCAAAATTCTGTCTTTTCCAAAATGGCACATGTGATCCCCGAGCTCGGACCAATCCGGGCCCATGCAATTCACACCAACTGCACATTCAGAAAGTGCAGGGAATAAAGACAAAATTCTAGCAATGGGAAGATAATACATTCGAGTCAACATCTGCAACACAATAGGTGCAGCCTGAAAGACACGAACTTTATCTTTATCCAACTTCGTAGGCTCGTCCTTCAAGCAAGCCTTAAAAGTAGGATAATAACGTTCTCCAGCTTTGTAAGCTGAAATGGCAACGTCAAATTCATCCCAAAAGATACTATCAAGTTCGGCAGGACAATTGAAACCCTCGAAAGCATCGGGATCCAAATAAGTAAGATAATTCTTCTTAGGACCCGAAAGAGGGAATCCAACTGATGTGTTGGGTGGCATCTTATCGACAAACTTTTTCCCATCAATTCCACAAACAGTCTCCATGCGAGTTAAAGGTTTTGTACCTACTCGCAATGAAGTATATTCATTAAGAAGTGATTGGAAAGGAGCCAAGTAATCTTCGACCGAACGGGCCAAAAGATCACCCTCCAATCCATGTGAGGGAAAACAGGAATGCGTCAAAGAGGCTTCCCAAGGATCAACCTTACGAAACTTAGGGGCGCCCCATTGATTAGGGACTCCACAAACCGCCTTCACATTTTTGGAAATACAAGACGTAACTACATCTGAAAAATAAGTAGCACGACCGATGCAAGATCCAAAAATCTTAATGTTTGGGAGTTTTCCATCTTCAACGGGCAATCGTCGTAAAGGACTCTTCTCATGAATAGAAGGTCCTTCAAAGAATTGAATTCCATACTTCTCAGTTTCAAGGGTACCACAACTGGCACCCAAAAGAACTCCTGGTAAATCTTCAAGCTTCTGTACTGCATCATCGATCTGAGATCGAAGAATAGTACCAGCACAAGCTTTAGATGTATCAGTAATTCCTCCAAGATGAAAACCGAGAAAGAAAGGCGACTTAGTCTCAGCGACAAGGGGGGACATACAAAATCCAACGCGTGTATTAAAACGCAATGTATATTGTCCTCCAATGAAGTTCATAAAACCATTTGTCACCTTCTTAGGGTAAAACAATGTTGGCGAACGACGAATATT